AAGAGCGCGATCCAGAGTGATTGCGGTCGTGGACCCCTTCAGGACCGTGTACACGGTAGAAGTGGTGCCGAAGGTCACGAGCTGACCAACCTTCGGAGCAACGGTGAATCCATCAATGACAATCGGCTTGGTCCAACCAGCCGCATAACCAGCCAGCAGGTTTACCGCGCCAGGAGTATAGAACGTGATGACCGCGTCATTCACGACAGCCCGACGCAGGCCGGGGCTGATTGTGATGCTGGTCGTATTGCCCAGCGTCTCAGAATGTGCTGTTACACGCTGCGGAGAAGCGTCGCCAGCGATTGTGAGCCAAGTGCCCGTAGCAATCGCACCAGTGATACCATCCACAGTCAGGACAGTGCTGCCCTTGGCATAGCCAGCGGACAGGTTAATTGCACCAGCGCTGGTCGTGTTGCCAGTTGCAACGTCGGCCATGTTCTGGCACATATAGTTATTGAACTGGAACTTGCGGCCCAGCGACGCCTCACGCAGAGCAGACCCGCCGTCACCAGCGTCCTGAACCTGCGTGAACTCCGCCAGAGACAGGGCCACTGTCTCAGCGGTCGGTGCCCAAATCAGGTTGCGGCCTGACTCGTAAGCCTTATTGATGTTCATAAGGTTACGAGTGCCAAGGATTGCATCCTTAACATTGGAGCTGGTCAGCCCACCGAGCAGGCCATACGCATTCGCGAGGAACTGCGGGTACTGACCGAGGACGATACGATCGACGAAGCGAGCCAGAGCCAGAGTGGCCGGACGCAGGTAGATCGGAATCAGATCCTTGAAAGACAGCGCTTCCTCACCATCTCTGATGAGGAACGAAACGTGGTTGTGCTGGTCGAGCTTGACCTGCACATCGGTGCTTGATACGTCCTGCACAGTAACGTCGTCAGTAACGACCTTACGCAACGTCTCAAGCTCGCCAGGACGCCGGGTGTGAACAATATCGCCGAACTTGGCGAACGTCGGCTCGAAATCACGGTGGACCAGATTTGCGGCCACCATGTTCTCTTCGAGAATCGCCAGTGACTCCTGTGCCCACAGCTCAGGAATTAGGGCATCAACATCGTTCGCGTAAACAGACACGAACGGAACAGACAGAATGAACTGAGTCATTTGTTACCTCAATAGCCCCGAGTTTTCCGCCATTCGCGGAATTGCTCCGGGGTTGCTTTCTTGGGATCAAACTCTTTTCTGGACTTGCCGCCATTTTCGCCAAGTCCACCAGCCAGATTCGCCTTGAAGAGGTTGCCGTAATCTTCGGGACGTTCCTTCATCCTCTTGATTGCCTCTGGAACCGTCAAGTCCAGAGTGACCGGCTTACCATCCTTGTCAACATCATCAAGTTTGATCTTGACACTGTACTTCTCAGGAACTACATTGCCTTGATCATCCATCACCTCGACGAGTCGAGTAGACCCCTTTAGCAGGGTAATGATTTGCGAAGCGTTAAACGCATCCGCTTTTGTAGCTTCTTTGACGATTTCGTGTTCAATCGTTGTCGTCTCAAAAAGCTTCTTGAAATAATCACGTTGACTGCCAGTCTCTTCGATGGCAACCTTGTGTTTCTTTTCAAGTGCATCTCTTTCCTTGGCTGCTAACTCTTGCTTAGAAAGTAAAGAGTTATTCAGCTCTTCGATTCTTGCACTGAGCTTCTCTCTTTCAGTGTCTGAAAGATTCTTGCTCTTTTTAAGAACCTCAAGCTCTTTAACTTGGGCTGTCACCTGCGATTGAAGCCCTCGCTTATGCTCGGCGAGCATAGCGTTCAATTGTTTTTGCGTGAATTTGGGCTTTTCGTCATCGCCGACGGATTTGTCATCCGTCTCAATTTTCTTTGGATCTGTATCTTCAGGTTTTGTTTCAATCGCAGTGTCAGCCGGATCGTCCTCATAGACATTGATCCAAGGAGCAGAGAAAATATACTTAAGCTGCATTACTAACCTCAAACACCCACGAATGTAAAATCATTGATTGCTCGTGGTTACAATCAACAAGCCTTAGACTATCTAGCCTTAAAGGCGTCAAATTGGATCGGCTCTCTAGCCGAATCCTTCCAGAATTTCAACCAAGTGGCACCGACTGGTTTAGGGCCTTTTCCGGTTTCAATATGGAAACCGTCCCAACCATCTCGGTACTCTTCCTTGTAGGTAGGCACTTGAATATGAAGCTGTTCATGAAGATATTGCTTGCTCTCGTCACTTAACCTATTTCTAACAATAGGCAATCTAAAATCATCATGAGTATGTCCCGAGACAATAATATCAGCATCAGGTAGATACACTGCTTTTCTGTTGGTCTGGATAACGCCGCGAGTAACAGGTCCACCGCCGCCGTAGCCATGTATATACCAAAGCTTGACGTGTTCTTCTCGCCCAGAAATCGAATTTTCGAAGATGAAGTGGAGCCAACCTGAATATCCGCCATTCGTCACCGTAGTACCAGTTCGCTGGTTAAGCTCCTTCACAAAGTTGTTCGTTAGATTAACTTCGTGCCTCTTCAAAATAGACGTCTCATGATTTCCCATTGCAATAGTAATGAAGAGATCAGCATAAGGTTCAAAGAAATCGCCAGCCGTTCTTACAAGGGCGTCAAGGTAGTCATCAACCTTATGTTCAGGTCGAAGGTCAGCTTTCCTGCTTCTCTTGTCAAACTTACCTTGCATTGCGCAGAAGAAATCGCCAAAATCAAAGACACCTGCTCTGTATCTGCGGGCAAGGTCTAAGTGTTTCCTTTGTAAGTCCCAATCAGACATTGGATTGTCCCAATGTCTGTCAGCAGATAGTAAAAACTTCTGTTCAAAATGCCTCTTGTAAGGTATACGAATTACGGAAACATTTCGCGCTTTTCGTTCTACCTTATACACGTTCTAGCTCCAGATCTTTTGTGTCTCTCAGGTAAGGTTTTAAATAACTCCAAGCCTGAGCGCTGGGTATACCGGCCAGCTTATATTCCGGTATGAAATCCCTTTCATAGAATGATTGAACGCTTTGATACTTGCTCATCGTCTTTGTGAGCTTTGCTGCTTCGATTTCAGGATCGTACCCATCTAAAAGCATATAGGCGATATGATATGTGGCGATTTTAATGTCACCAGGAACATTAACATCTCCATCTCTCGGAAACTGTAAGATCTGAGAAGCGTCTGATTTTGAACCAACGAAATTAAGTCTGTCTATAAGTTGGGTGGCCATAATCAACGATTTTTGTTTATAATTCGCTGTGGCCGTTTCCCACTTTCGAACGTTAAGTCTTTGACTGAAAAATAGGTTAGCATGTACAAGGTCGCCGTAATAAGCAACAGAAATATCATCTTCGGGTATTGTACTGTCATCTGGAACAACGAGGAAAGAATCCCCTGCCGTCTCAGAAGTAAGAACTCCTTTATAACGTGTAAGGACAACATCGCCGACAGCAAGACTAATAAGACTGCCACTGAGAACAGCACTATATCGGCCATATCCCACCGCCGTTAGTGTGCTGAGTCCATAAGAATCGAACGCTGATCCGTTTTTGGACAGTTGCGGTTGGCCACCAGCCTCATCCAGAGCTGGACTGTTGTAATCACTGGCGAGTCTGACATCAAAATAGACCGTCACCGACTCGCCAACTGTTATCGGTCTAAGCATTAAAGATCCTCAAGTGGGGCTTCATTTACGTCTACTGGTTCTAGATTCGCCGAAGGCTTAAGCTTGACTAGAATAACAACACTATATAACCAGTAGTCTTCTTGTTCAAAGTATTGCTTGTAAGCTCCTTCATTCTGCCAATCAGAACTTGTTGACAGTGTAAATTTCTTTGTCATATAATTCGGAGCAGAAATCTCAACAATTAAATAAGGGGAAGGTATATCAGCACCAAGACTAAAATCATGTGAATATTGAGTTGAACCTGTTAGACCAGAATGCATGTATGGACAAAGTGTCGTATCGTAAAACAAGATATCAACAGTAGCGTCTTCAATTGCATTGTCATTAAGTTCACTGACAACAGTGACCCCAATCCTGACAATATTACTCGGCATCCTTACTCCGGGGTAAGAATCTGGCAAATCCACAATAAGCCATGAATATTGCCAATCGGTTCATCTAAAATGGTAGGGTGTAAGAAATTCTTAACAGATTGATATTCGGCTTTACTAAAATCAGCTCTCATCTTGCCAGCAGTATATTCTGTATCACGAGTAAGAACATAGGCAATTGAACCACCAGCACCAGAATTTAACTGAATAATGAGATCGCCTGTTTCGTCTCGAAGATCGACATAGACGTCAGGTAAACGATCGCCATTTTCAAGGAACGTGTCTATTTGAACTAAATAGACAAACTGATCTTCAGCCGGCGTTTCCGTAGGAAACGGATCGATCGTGAAATTATTCAGATCCATTTTGCACCTCTTACTTTTCCAGTAACGCCCGAACGAAACAATCCTTAGCTTCTAAGAGTTTCCTTAACCCAGCTGTCTTTTCAGCAGTCTCAGGAAGCGTCTCATCGATTTTCTTTGCCAATTCAGCACACGATTTTGAAGGCTCTTGAAGATGAGCAGGCAAATGCTCAAACTTAAAGAATTGCATAAGTCTATTAGCCACTGATTAAGCGCTCGTCTGTGTAAGTGTTACAGTTACATTGAGGGTGTCACCATTGATCACTGCGCGAGGTGAACCAAAATCACCACCGCCATATAATGTACCAGTAGTACCGCCCTTTGTGCTGTTATTAGCAAGAAAGCAACCGTAAACTGTACTTGTTCCATTGATATTGAAAACAGCCTTTGCTGCTGAATTGTCAACAGCGCCAGCTGAAATCGTACCAGGAGTGTAAGCAGGTCTTGTGCTGTCAGAGTAAGGCGTGATTTCCGCCCAACCTGAGTGCGACGCCATTGTGTCGCCAGCAACCATAGTACCTGTGCCCTTTAACCCGACAAACCATGTAGGGGAAGTAACCCCTGTTTTGATTGTTGAATCAAGGAGAATATTCAAACCTGTTGTCACAACTATGTTGTTAAATTGTTCCCGCCACTTGACTATAGGAGTCTTGCGGCGGCGGAGAATCTTACCAGCTTTAGTTCGGTGCCAATTTTCAATGCACTCGATTACATAAACAGAGCTGGAAAGAACGCCTACTGATTCTAGAGTCTTAGCCACCGATCCTAACTCCTTCAAATTGGAGAGTTATATCATAACGCTCGCCTCTTGGCTGTATTCTTGCAGCCGCTGTAAATTCGGCGGGGTTATTAACCAAATGAACATACCAAAGTTCCCCTTTCCAATTGTTAAGTCTAATGATTTCGTGTCCGTAATTTCTTAAGAAAGTACGTAATTCAAGATACTTATTAGTCCACAACTGGAACGGGTATTCAAGCTTCTCTAGCTTAGTTTGTTTGACATACGTATATGTCACACCAGTCATAGTCCGTTTAAGGGCTAACTCGCCTTGGAAGGCTTGGAAATTTCCAAAAATCGGACAAGGCAGAACAATTGTTTGATTTCCTGCACTCAATATAACTAAGCATTTATTCGGCTTAACAACAATATGAGCGTCGTTTTGCTCAATTGTAAATCCAACTATTGACGTCTCAGTTTCAAAGGTTGTATTAATTACAAGTGTATCTTGGACGCCAAGATTGTAAATGACTGTTCTTGTTGCAGAATCCGCTAACGTCAACGAATCAGAAACTGTTAGGTACTTGACTTTTATGACGCTTACTAAATCAGTCATTGTATAAGTGTCAGTGAAAGCTCTATAGCCAACAGCCGTATCTGTTAAAGTGTAAGTATCTGTTACGACATTATTATTGATTCTTGTTGCCGTAGCAGAATCTGTCAATGCTAAGGATTCTAGGAGCGTATTCTGACTTCTTAATCCTCTAATCACTTCAGTCATTGTAAAGCTGTCTGTGACAGTTCTTGCAAAGACTAATTGATTTGCTATTGAGAAGGCACTAACAGTTGTTGGATTTTGCGAACCACCGGGTATGTAAGCAAGAACACCAGCAAAAGCTCCTATTGCATTGCAGCCGTAAAAGACATCATAGTAATTCTCAACAAAGATTGTAGACAAACCAGGGATCGTAAGCGTTAAACCAGACACATGATTTGAGTCTATATCAATATCGGCTATTCCAGCAACAATCTGATTTTCAACCATAGACATTAAGTTTGCAAGCGTGACATTTGAAATACCAGCTATGGTCAAAATCTCTTGCTGTAAATATAGCTCAGCGACCGCAATATTAGAAATCCCAGCGACAGTCAATGATTCAGGATACAAAAATCCATCTAAGCGAGCTAAGCTAGAAAAGCTCTCTAGACCGACTCCATCAGTATAGACTATACCAGGAAGTCCAGTAAGAGCAGCATTTCCAGCAACTGTCAAAGATATCAATATTCCATTTTCAATGGATACATCAATATCGGCGGTGCCGGCTACAGTCAACGTATGATTGTAAGAACCAATGACATCTAAATCGATATCAGCGATGCCGTCTATATCTAGATTGTCGTTATAAACACTGCCACCAGCTGGTATGAAGTAGATTGGAGCTTCAGTTATAAGTAGGTCATGACCGTGTCTACCAATCTGGAAGTGATGAAAAATCTCAGTAAGAGACAATGCCCTCTTCCACATTGTAACTTCGGCAATCACCCCGTCGAAGAAATCGAATGAGTCACCTTGACCGCCAATCTGCATCTGAGTCGGTTGAATCAACGTATCCGACAAGGCACCAGTTGAGCCGGCTTGTCCATTAACGTACAGTCTGATTGTGGAACCATCCCAAGTTCCAGCTAAGTGGTTCCACTTGTTAGCAGCAAGGGTGAACACACTATCGGCTTGATCAACTGTAGTTGTGTTACCTTTTATGTGCAGATGCAGTGAAGTACCAGCACAATAAAGTCTCACGATCTGGGCAGTTCCAACTGGCCGCCATCCGAAAATCGTTCTGTTGCCAGTAACAATATCGGCACAAACCCAAGCCGAGATCGTGAGACCAGTAGTTGAGAAAAATGAAGCCGTATTGTTGATGTTATATACACACGGAGCACCGCCCGTGAAGCGAGGCGGCGTAAAATTGCCTCCGAGCGACCAGCCGGCTTCTTTTGGCGTGTTAGTTGCAGGACTTGTCACGTTCTTCCTTGCAGGAAGAGATTGCGTGACGTCCATCCAATCATTACCCGCCATATATTCCGGCAAAGCTAGATAGCTCAGAGACATACCAGCATACAGTGAATGCTGATGCTGCTGTCGAGATTTGCCGGTAAGAAACATTATACGTCCTCAAGGTACAAGCCAGTATACGTGGCCGCGTGGCCTGAACTGGCAAACGTAATGTTAGTCCGATTTTCGACAACGATACCCCACTTTCTAGGTAGGATACCTCCGAAGGCTCTAGCAACCGACATCGGATGACTCCAGTAAGTCAATGCACCGCTGTCTACGGTCATAATTGAGCCGATGAGTCGCAGGTTATTCAGTGAACGAATAGTTATACCTGCGTCTGTGCCAGTGGCATTGTCACCGAAATTTGTACCATCCTCGCTCGCATAGGCATACACGTTGACCATCTTGTCGCTGGCAGGTGTACCGGCAGCCATTGCGATTTTCACTGTAACGTGCGCATCTATGTACTTGTTTGACGTATTGTCAATCGCCGTACTCTCACGAGCAGATCCGGTTGCGATACTGTTAAGAGTAATGGTGATCGACGTAGATGTACCGTATGAGGGTTTAAGAGCCATTAGTACCTCACATTACGACTAAATCTGTTTTCTTTCTACCGACCAAAATGTCAAACTGGTCGATTCTGAAAACTGTTATTGGTGAAGCTGATTGCAGGACGTCATTACCACCATTGCCGGACAAATCAGCTTTCTTTGCTCGACTCATCAAGTAATCGTTTCCGTTGCCACCTTTCATGAATGAAAAGCTGCTAAATGAACCGATCATAATGTCGTCACCGCCAACTCCGCCGTAAGCAACTTCAGAAACAACAGTATTGTTGATGAAAACATCATCGTTACTGCCACCAAAATAACCAATGTACTTGATTTTAGACTGGTCGAAAACCTTACTACCTGCGTAGCTTGTGGTTACAACAATGTTAGTACCGACCTTATCCAGAGTCGTGAAACTGGCATTATTGTCAGGCGTAAGATACAGGACTCCATTTACAAGCTGGACACTACCAGAACCAGGAGTTCGACCAGTACCGAAGAAGGATACTACTTGGTCATTGACTTTGGAAAGAGTAACACTCGCTGCATTAACAAAAAGTGTATCTTTTGCAACGCCGATAAGACTAACTACCTTATTAGCCCCAAGAATGTCGTAAACTGTGTCAGGTCCAGCGCCACAAATGATAGTATCATTGCCGCCAAAAGCTTGCAGCATATTGCCGACGTTACCGCCAACGATTTTCGAAGGCACTGAAGTCAGATTAGTGATATCATTAAATCCAGTAGGCGCCCCTACCAGAATCATCGATTTCACTAGAGTGCTATTGAACAGTGTTACCTGTCCATCAGCTAACACTCTGACACTATTTGCTTGCTGGCTAACCTGAATTACAGATCCGGTTGGCTGAGCTACTACTGAGAGCAGCCCATTACTTAAAATCACCTGGGCCGGTGTTTCACGAGTTTCAAGATTCTCTAATTTGAGACACTTCACGATACAATCCTAACTACTACTACGATGCCAATAATTACTAAAATCAAAATCCCTATTAGACAAATCCAACAACCTCTGTCTCGTCTGCCTCTTTTAGGATTTTGATACGCAGGTAGATCTACACAGCCAGGACCGATTGGGTCTTGCATTGACATTCGCCAACGCTGTTTGGCTTCAGATCTATTGGGCGGAAAAATCACATCACCGAACGAACATAACCACTGTAACAATCGGACCCCAATTGCCCTCACCATATACAGTGTCCATACCGTTTTTGATGCCTTCCACAGTCGCACAAGAACCGTCATGTTCAAAAGTCAGCCAATAATTCGGCAATTCAGAAATGTCAGTTACACAAGCGAGGAGAACCTTAGCTTTGAATAACTCTACATCTTCTTTGCCTGTTTCTCGAACACTGATTTCCTCTCCGGGCTTAAGAGAGTTCCACTTGATACCATTTCTGACAGTAACATTGAGTCCTTCACGGAAAATCGGATTCTTAAAGAGCAAAATTTTCACTTACCCTTACCTCGTTGTTTGTCCTTGACAACCGAGTCTTTAGTTGTCTCTAATGATGCCTTCTTCTCTGTTGAACCTGATGTTGTTGGGCTTGCATCCTTGTCCTGAACGCCACGAGCGCCAGCGTTGCTTGCAGGCTCACCTTTCGGTGCCTGATGTTCCGCAATACGAGCCAGACGTTCCGCGTGATCATTTTTGGCCTTCTCAACCTCTCCATCTTGATAGCCACGGGCTTCAGAAGCGGTGCTAAGGCTAACAAGCCCGATTTCCACATCAGTTTTAATCGTGTCAGGGTCAGACGTCATGTACTTAGCTGCATCAATCTCGTTCTCGACTTTGTCAAAGGTCTTAACGTCAATGTCGCGACCGATAGTCAGCCAAGCGATTTTCTTTGCGGCTTCCTTGTGATACGTCTTAGAGGGAATATTAGGAAGAGTATCTTTGATATTCTTAGCCTCTAAATCCTTTTCAGCTTGAGTCCTGATTTTGTAAACTTCAGGATAGAAAATAGTTGCAGGTTTTGATTTCTCATACATAGCCCAGAACTCAGCGATCTTACGTTCAGCATTCTCAAGTTCAAGGCCAATATATGACAGGCCACTTTCTAAGCCTTCTCTATCCAAAGACTTGGATTCCGCAGAAGCCATCTTCGGATCGATGTTTGCAAGAGAAAGATTGACCAGTTCTCTAATATCTCGCTTCATCTGCTCTTGCTTGTCCATTGACGCTTTGAGCGGCTCAGACGAAGGATGAATATAACCGGGACGTTCAGTTCCGATCGGATACCGACGCCCTACTGTTGAACCAGTTCTTGCTTTGTCTTGAGCCGTTGTCTGAGCAGCAGCTTCTGTTCCATCTTCAGCGGGCTTGCGGAAGTTGATCGACTCTGCGCGAGGCTCATACTGCTCTGTATACATGGGAACGTTTGCATTCAGTGCAAACGAGACATCAGATGATGCCATATTAAGCAGAGCAATCTGATAATTTGCGACCTCAGCCAGCAGGCTACCGCCAATATCTGCAACATAGAAAGGAATTCTTGGTATATTAAGAACCTTGATTTCCGTTTCTTTTCCTGATGCATCATAGTATTGGACATTCACCACCCCATTATTGATCCAAAAATGACGGTATTGGCAAATGTATCCGAGAGGCAAACCTGTCTTCTCATCATACTGATAGACATAGTTTCTAAGGAAGACCGATCTGTACTCGTTAGTATTCTCGTCTTCATCATAGAGCCAAGAGCAAATATCCTCTACTTTGTAGATATAAATATAAGGTCTCTTGTTCTGAATGTCGGCGAGCGTGGGAGTCGGTACAGAGGGAATATACGGCATATCAACATAAATCCCAACTCGACCCATAGGCAATAACTCGGGCAAGACTTTCTTGCCAATGAAACAATCCATTGAGCTGCCTAGCAAATCAACGCCGCCAGCTTGGCCCATCATGGCGTTAGTATATGTCTCTGAACCGCCGTCTCTAGTGATATCGGGTAGTCTCTGGAAAATTGAATTCTTGATTTCGTCTACAGCTTCCTTAGCGAAGGCTGGATTATAACTCATTGCCTTACGCTTCGCAAAAGCATCATCACCTTCTCGGACCGAATACTTTTCGAGATAGTTGTCAATGAAATCCTGACCGCCAGTATAGACGTCCCTATACTTTTTCCAATCTCGATAATTCGCAGTATATTCCGGGTGGCGAATCAATACAATTGACGGTGTTTCAAAAGCCATTACCCACTCTCTTTTACTATGTTCTTGTCAGTAAATCTATACAATCCATCCTGATAGGTATGGCAAATATCTTGGTCCCCGATGACAAGGTAGCAATTGCCCATAACAGCCACCACCTTGCCAGTTATGATTTTGCCATCATAAGTAGAAAAGGTTGAACGATCATTTGGCTTCAGAAGTTTCGTCACAGTTCCCTCAACTATTCAATGATATCCTGTGTACGTCCATGCGAAATCGCGAAAGGTAGTGCAAGCTCTGCATAATTTCTTGCATGTGCGTAATGATCTTCGCCAGACGCATCACACTCGTAGCGAGCAACTGGAATTCCGTTCCTGTCTTTGCGCGTGATTCTCACCAAAGCTTTCAAATGTTTTCTATATTCGGAGTCGATATCAAAAGGAAGAGAAATCATGTCTTTTTGTCGAAATCGACCAAGAGAAAGATCTAACCAAGATGTTCGATCAACAGTTATTGTCGGCTCAAGATCCTTTCCAACGTGAATTTGCTTACCACTTACGGCATTGCCGTAAAAACATAACCGGACAAGACCGAAGAATCTTGAAGCAAATTCGTAAGCTTTACGTCGTTCAGGGTTAGCGTCAATAACACAGAATCGTATCCAGAACTGTCTCATCAGGACATCGAGTTCTTCAAAGTCTCGACACTTACCGAAAGCTATAATCCGACACTGTGATTGAACATTCAAATCTGTTGAAATTCTTCCGCCAGGAACAAACCATTGATCAACTTCCCAATGAAGGAATCGTCCAACGTCAACGCCCATTGTCAAAACACTACTATCAGAAGGCGGCTTTTGATACGATTTATAAGTAGCGATACAATTATCGATATCGCCGTCATTGATGCCTGCACCTTCGACAATGTGAGCAAGACCAAGTTTTGAGTTATAAAACTCTTGTTCAACCTCAATATCACGAAGCGAATTTAAATACCACTCAGCTAAGGCAGCTGGCTCACCAGCTTTTGCCATTGAATATAGCTGGTTAACATGAAATCCTCTGGAATCTCGATCAGAGTAGCTCGGAACCCAACGACCAGTTGCAAGCCATTCTGATTTTGTCTCGTGATCGAGTTTTCCTTCACACTCCTTGCATTTGAAGAAAGAATTTTGAAGCTTCGGGTCATTAATATTGTCGCCAGTGATTTCCAAACACTGAGGAAAGATTAACTCAGTCAAACGAGAACATCGAGGACAAGTGAAGAAGAAGTGTTCTTGAGTGGTCTTAAGATACATCTCGTTGATGCCGAAATTCGGACGTGTCGGAGTTGACAGCGCCCAAGTATATCGTTCAACTTGACCGTCTGCACGAGCCAGAGCAAGAGGGATATTCTTCTGTTCCATTTCATCAACCTCATCGAGGAAGATGCCTGCAACAGGAATAGACTTCAAACCAGGTCGTGATTTTGAACCTCTAACGAAGAGGCTTACATTGCCCGATCGTTTGTGTCCGACGTTTTGAACATCTGAGAAAAGATTTTCGATTGTTGGAGACATTTCAAGAGCTGCATTGAATCGAGATGTGGAGAAGTCTGAAGCATCGGGAGTTTGATTTGGGAGGATATACATGCAGTCAAGACGTCGAATGTCGATAAGATATAGTGCCCGATTTAAAGCAGTTTCAGTGTAACCCATCTGGGCTGATTTTTGCCCAACATTAAGTTCTGCATCAGAATCGTGCATTTCCTTGAGCCAAGGATGAGTTTTAAATGTCCAAGGACCAGGAAACGGGGCACCCATCACCCGATTTGCACATGCCCATCGTGAGCATGATGTTTGTGATTTTCGTTTTAAACCTGCGGAAATCCTTTCCATCATCGCTTTTGCTACATCGTGCATAATTACAATGTAATCCTCTGCATTCCTCTTGCAGTGAGTGCCGCTTCAACATTGTCCCAAACATTTTCATTGTCTGCTAATTGTACCCAAACATTGAAATTTGACCAGATAGTATTACGAACACCCGCCAAAAATTCTCTTTGCTGGGCACCTGTCCATCCTGCCCACTGAGCATTAGTGGGAGGTGTGACTGAAGCAACGACACACATCCGTTTAATGATTTCGCGACATTCTAAGTTAGTGTAACTGCCACACATCCACCGATATGTAGCGGGATTAGAGCCAGTCGGGCTGAGACCGGGTCCAAGATTCGAAGGAACGCTTGTAGCACCAAGGTTGTTTTGAAACCAAGTAACAATACCAGCCACACGATCTTCACGGGCAATAATTAATATTCGGTGGACATAATTTGTCATGGTGTCCCCCAGCGACGAAGATAGCCAAAAACGTTCAAGAGATTAGTGCTACTAAGAGCGGAGGGGAACAGAATGATTTCGCCACAGTCACCGTTCAGAGTCGCCGCACCGTCCAACGCTCCTAGCAAGTCGGAGAAGTTGGTCGGACCGTCCCAAGGGCCAGTCCCTCTGGCATTACCGTCTTGGAAGTACCGCATCGTTGCGCCATCAGCTTGGTAGCACAGCGTTGTCCAATTACCTTGGACGGGAGACATTAAATCAGAGTTGGAAGTGCTAAGCGTTGACTGACTCGTTGTCGTCATTCGATTTGCCGCTTGGCCAACGCGCAGCTGAGGGAAGGCCCCAGCTAACCGGCCCATAATAACGTCGTCAGTAGTCTGGTTAATGACAAAGAATACCGTGAAATCAGTTACAGTGATTTCGGGGAACGTTAGATGGTCGTCAACTCCGTCAGCACGAAGCACAGGCAGACCGTTCTGGATGTTCAGCTTAAGCGTCAGACGTTCTGTCGAGGTAGTATTGGTGGCATGCCGTGCGTTGCCTGATTGGTCAAGCCACTCGCCAACAGGATCACTGTCTGATGTAGCAGGACTACCACTAGGTGTTTGAAAAGTGCCTGCATCAGCCTTAAACCAAATATCTGGTTCTAGAGACAGTATGTTAAACGCAGAACCAAAAAGGTAGCCAAGATCAAACGACTTTTTACGCAACGCCACTGGTGATGCAAAATTTCTCATCATCACCTCACACAACTAAACAGGCGACTTTTTCATTATTAACAGACGCTAGAAACCTTACACTGGCCAGTATGTCCAAGGGCAAAAAGACACTTTCATTTGCAGCTAAGGGGTAGCCATTTAAGGAAGTCACATTTTGTTTGCCGACGTAGATAATACCAGTATTAGCAGCAAGAGCTTTGATTTGAATGCCGACAACAGGCTTTCTAGTAGTTGTAGGAATTTCTGTAGGAGTTGTACTAGAAACTGTTACTTGTAATGCCTCAAAATTATCAGCTAAATCAGCCACTGCTACTTACTCCCCTCAGGGTTTGATTTGAAATTGGAGTTTTTAACCAGTTCCATCAACTCCGAACCAACTTTGTCAAGAACATCTTCATCTGTTATGTACTTCGCGATGATTTCCACGCAACCGGCAGCAAGATGAAGTGCAGCTGATTTGTCAATCAAGACACCAGTAGCAGCTTCAAGTCTATGACAACTCGTAACCAGTCTTTCGATTTTAATCAACAGATCAGAAATTCTTGAGTGATGCGAAAGAAGGTCGCTTTCAGTATGACAGATAGAAATAACACTCTCCATGAGGAGTCGAGCTAACCCGATCTCCTCACGAAGAGATTTTACAGCTTCATTCTCAGCAAACTCAGAGACTCTAGCTTGATATTTCCCCAAGCGGTACATTCTGAGAGCCTCACGTTGCTTTGCTCTAACCATCATTGGCCCGCCATGCAAAGCGCACTTAGTTACGCCTTCCATCGCCAAATAAGGGCATTGGCCGTCGTTATAGACTTCTGGGCAACGTCTAGGATCATTAGGCTCACAACGGACCACCCGAGATTCAATAGCCACAGCTAGCGCCTCATTTCATTTTGTGTGCGACAAGGATAGCGAGGTCTTCGACCTTCTGATTTAAAGCTACATCCAAATCGCCGTCTGCAATAGTTAAAGCTTCCATATTCTTTGCCTTGTCGAGAGCGTCCTTGAACGTCTTCAACAGCTGCATAAGAATAGGACCGTACTTAGCAAGCTCCTGGAGCATAGGCCCGTACTTGCTGAACAACTCAAGCAAAGAAAGTAAACCTGACATTATTTCTTCTCCAGATTTTTGAGGATCTCTTTCAGTTTCTTGATTTCTTCATCCGTGAGTCCTGATCCTGATTTCTGCTCTGGTTCTGATTTTACGGCAGGTGCTGCATCATAGCCATTGAACTTACCATACCCCTTGAGATACCAGTCTTGTCCAATGTTGTAGTAGTTTCCTGCCGGATACCAACGGCCTTTGTACCAAGTAGCCTCGTAATAAGTATACTGATACCCCTGATATCCAGAATACTGATATCCATACCCCTTATAACCAGAATACTTGTAACCAGAATACTGAGCAGAACCTAAACCAACAAACAAAATCGAAGCAAGCAGTGTTAGTCTCATGCTACCTCCAAAATAATCCCGCCTCTCAATGAGAGGCGGGATTATCGATTTTAGTAGCCCTTGATCCGAGCACGAATAGGAGCAACCCTAATCTGGCTCACTGAACCATAGGCACAGTGGTCAACCTGCTCCTGAAGAATGACCTTCTCAGTTACAACTTCAGGTACTCTTTCTCTGAGAATCACCTTCTCGGTAATTTTCTCATTCTGAGTAACGACCACATTCTGCGTAGGAACAACGTATTGTGCCCGCTCACGAAGAATGATCGGCTGAGCTTGGATGTAGTTAGCACGCTCACGCAAAACAACTTGCTGAGTAACGACAACATTCTGTCGCCGAACTACAACAGGTGCAACCTTGATCTGTTGGACCTTGACCTGCTCAACGTTGGCTTGTTTAATCACGATACTCTGGCGACGACGATTGGACTTGATTTCGATCTTCTGAACAGAGTCAGAAGCGGAAACAAGACCAGAAATGAACAAGAGAGCAATAATAGAAAACTTCATTTTAATCTCCGTTACTTTTTCCTAGCTTTCTTTGCCCATTCATAGAAGAGTTTGACATCATCGTCTTCAAGACTCTTGCTACCTTTGGGCATTTCACCAGAATTTACAAGTGCAAAGCTCTCCCAAACCTTGCCGGCGAGTAAGTCAGTAAGCTTACCATCGGACGTTAAGAGTTTGGTTTGCTTTGACCCTGCACCATGACACTTTGCACAGCTGTTAGTAATGATTTGCACAAGCTTAGGTTCTTGATGCAAACCAGCTCTATCCTCACCAGTATCCTCTGTGCCTGTGCTCGGGGTAGGTGTGCTCGGGGTAGGTGTGCTCGGGGTAGGTGTGCCACTGATTTTGTTCATACGCAACAGACGACCAACAATTGCATCAGCAAGCAAATCGTCCCTTGCAGCGGAGTTAATCGAATAGTAGTGATCGCGATCAACCTGAACTTTGATTGCCTTAGGGACTAGAACTACTGTTTCCTCGTATTTACTTTCATACAAGTAATACTTGCCATTCGAGTAGTAATACAGAGGGCCGTAATCGCCGCCACGATATTCGTAATAATAGCCGCCTCTGTAGTAATACAGAACCTTTGGGCTATAAGACGAGTAACCAATACGAGATCTGCACTGGTAGTCGTTAGCATGCGCACTGGTGAATACAGAAGCCACCAGAGCGACTAACAAGAAAAGCTTCTTCATTATTCACCTGCATTTTTAAGATAGATGATTTCTTTGTAGACATCAACCTCAAACGTTTTTCGAGGAATAGATTGACCTCGAAGAAGCATTAGGGTCCTAGCTTTTGTGCTTTCAATCAAAATCAGCTTAAGATTTGCTTCAGACAACCCTGTTTCTATGGCTGCTTTTGCCAAATCAACAGGCTCATCGTATTCGTCACGCCACTCTTTAAGACGGAGAGCATTCTCTCCGGGCCTAAATCCGCTGGTGCGAGCAATGAACTTAGCGAATCTTGTCTGCTCAGCTTCAAGCTTGTCTACCCAATCAAGGAAAAATCCTCTAGCGCCAACGGCTGCACTCTTCTTCTTGAAAAGAATGTCAATGCCGGCTCTCTGCATGTCTTCAACAAGATTTTTTGGTTTAATATACTTTTGCTCATGGCAAATGAAGCAAGATCCCGGAGTTCTGACCCTAGAATCGTACTTTAAATCCGAATTATCTGTGGCAAATCGATTATCGGCGGTCTTTACAATGTTGCCGAGTGCATCAACAAGCAAGGTAGCCATGCCACCGCAAGGCGTACTTGTTAGAATCTCGCCTGCATCAAACTCAAAATCTTTGTTTAGAGTTTCTGCAAAATCGCGTCTGCCTGTTGTTTCCTTGACATCGTAAGTTTTGTAATACTCAGAGATTGGAGTGATTGTCCGTTCAACGAGTCTATTTTGACGAGCAACAATCGAGACACCTTTTTCTTGTCCTTCGACTATTGCACCATGTCTGGTGTCGATTTTGAACTTCTTAAGATGTTCTCTGAACTTGTCAACACCAAAAACTTCCTCAAATTCAGCTTCATTTTTAGGAAAATTGGGCTTTCTGACGCTTTTTGTCGTGGCAGGGATCTTCTTTTCGCGAATAGATCCGTCAGAATACCGCCAACGTTCAGTTCTCTCAGGAATCGTTTCAATAGCTTCTGAAAATCTGAACTTGGCAAAAAGTGCATCGAAATAAGAATCAGAGCGATCGCTTTCCATCGTGTCTCGGAATAACCAATCTCCGCGAACAATTGCCTCTGCATGTGTTGTCTTGGCATCTTGCTCAACACAGATGATTTTGCGTAATAGAATTGCAGTTGCAGAATCTACTTCTGGCTCAATGAAATAGGTTTCTCGGCGAGCAATAGCGGAGAAACTGTCAGTATTCCAGCCAAAATCACGCAAATCTATAACAAAAAGCAAACCATTTGTACCTGGAACCTCTTTTGGGAACGAGGTTGCTGGTTCTAAATGAAGTTGGTTGATCCAAAAACGCATAGTCTTGGTTCGTTTTTCAAGGAGCCGAGGACTATGCTTATAATTGTAATATGAAACACCTCTGAACCATTTAGATTCAGAGGGTTTCATAGTTTTTAGATAATTGTACAAGGCAATCGAATGGCCTTGGACAGTAGGTGGAGCATCTACTCCAACACTGATTGCCAGAGCACTGGTTAACACAAGACCGAGGAGAGCACAAAGATACTTCATTTGTCTCTCCTATTTGAGTTTTGTTAATCTCCACCCATCAATTGTGATTTTCCCTGAAAGACGGATTACAACCTCGTCCCCTGTCGGGGGATTTGGTATCGGGCTGGGCGGTTCTGGACTTGGGCTTGTAACGGGTTTTCCATATCTCATTTGCATTTCAGCAATATCACCACTCTGCGGTCCTTCGACCTCGTCAGAGTAGGTCGGTGCAAGAAGATTCCCTGCACCGATATGCCCAAGACCAAGAGCATGTCCTAGTTCGTGAGCTGCGATTCTGATGAAGTCAAGAGTCTTACCTCTCCGACGCCCGCCAAATATGGCAAAACTGTCGCCAGTATCATACCATTGACGGCACTGTGCAACATTGCCACACGGTAATTCACTTTCGGCGAGAACACCGTATGACCCGTCAATATAGCGACTTCCAACCACGATCCTAGCACGAGGATTGCCGGGGGTGTACTGTGGCTTAATACCACAGACTCTGGCCCAACGAGCCAAGGCTTCCTCGATACCTTCAATAACAGCTTGACGAGGTAAGCTGCCAATAGAGGTGAGTTCAGGAACTACGCACCAAGTGATGTCAGGATCAGGCCACTTGCAAACTGAATTTCGCAAAGGCATCACGTCAGGATGATTGCAAAATCGGGGAAGTTCGAGATGTTCGGCAACTTGATCATGAGAAGAGAGGCCGTGTGCAACCGCATAGGCGGCTTTTACGAAATCCAGAGCCTCAGGAGACGACACTGTCCAACCGTATCGGTTGAGCTTTTCAATTAGGTCGTCCATTTAAACCCTCCCAGAGGGATTCCTAGTTGGATCACCTCCCCTCTTGATTTCAGAAATCATAGGTGCCACCGGAATTAAACGTTAGCGCGGGTCATTATTTTTCCGTTGATTTGCGCCAAATCAATGGAATTCCGCGACAGCGCAACGGATGCGCTGAACGTCGCTAGGGTCTATTTATAGTATAGGGGTGGGTGCCGGTTTTGTCAATAGCATTTGTTACGCGCACGCGAGAGAAATGGCGCGTAAACTCTTGACCCGCGCTGGTTAGGTCTCTGATTTTCAAATCAATCAATGTTAGATTACGATTTTGGATTTCTTTGTTGATTTGAGAAATGTGAAATCAAATCAAGCTGAGAAGTT